CTTTTTTCTCAGCAAGACCTTCTTGTAGTAAGTCATAATTGAGCGAGCCACCGCCTAGAAGGGACACGCCAGTAAATTTACTTCTTACACGCCCTATAACTATCTTAGAAAGAGCTACTGCATATTCATATACCCACTGCTCCTTAACTAGATCTCTAATTGGTCTTTCTAGGAAGCAAGAAATAACTCCATAAAATCTACTCGACCCAGGCTGAGGGTACATTTGTAAATATTGAGTTCTTTCATCAAATTTAAGATCTCTTCTAATTGCCAAGAGTTTCTCTCTAGTATCAAGCCACTCTTTTAATGTATACCAAGATACCAGATCAAATCCATAATTACCCATAGCATAACTAAAGTAGGTCTGTTGTGCTAATGTTTGCTCAAGGGTGAATAAGGTATTCACGCCTTGATTTGAACCTTCTTCAAATTCTGTAACGGATATAACTTTACGATAATCCATTGCATCGTAATCAAATACATTCGAATATTCTTCAGCTTTTGTATCTTGACCCTGGAGTGAAACTCCTCTCTTTATAGATTCTCTAAATATGCTACTCAAACCAGTATTAAAGGAAGTTATTGAGCTATATAAAGATTTATCTACTATTTCAAGCTCAGGAAGCCCCTCATTAAAGGTGCTTGACAGTGAAGAAGAAGAAGAGAATATAGAAGATGTTAATGATGAAGTACTAATATAAACTGTTTCGGGAATCTCTGCAGTAAAATCAGCCCCAGTCCAGACGGGCTTGTTTGAAACTTTCTGCTTATCAGTAAGACCTGCTTTTGCTAGTGTATATAGATGATCTAATCTTATACCTCTATTTTTTTCATAAAGTTGTGAGTCAAAAATTAGAAACTCTTTTGTATATCCAGCGAATTTAGAAAAGTATTCTATAGCGATCTGTATATTTTGAAACAATTGATCCTGATGTATTTCTAAAGTTATTAATGGATAACCTAGAGATCTTTTTATCCTATCTGCTAAATCACCGTATGTCTCTAACTTATTATTTAAATTAGTAGATTGAAATGCTGATACTGGTAATACTTCACATGCTAAAGACATACGTATATTTAGTCGTTATGCTGCTGGTGCAGGGGCTTCAGGTGGAGTTGTACCAGCAGGTGTTCCTGGGGTAGCTCCCGCTTCAGGTGGCGTACCTGCTTCTGCTGCTCCTCCGCCGAATTCAGGAGGTACTCCACCGGGACCAGCACCACCCACACCACCTCCTAAGCCTCCACCCATCTCACCTCCAGGTAGTTCACCACCACCAATATCTTGCGCTATAACCTGCTCTCACCAAGCAGGTCCTAGAGCTGAAATTTGTTGTAACTCCCATTGCAATTCAGCATCTTTACGTAAGAACTCTCTATTAGCAAGAATATCTTTATCTCTCCATCCGAGATATTTCTTCTGCGCATATGTCTTTGAAACAAATTCGTTAGATGCGATATTGCTGAAGTTATTTGCTTTTTGCTCAAGTCTTTGACTTTCGCGCATTTCATAGAAATTAGTAGGTACGTTGAATGAAATTTCTATATTTTGCTCATTCAAGTCAAGCTTATCCCACAATCCTTTAAATTTAAGATGAGTTATAAATCCCTTTTTAATACCTGCTGAAAATCTCTGTTGCTGTCTTATGATGAATCTAGCAAATTTTAATTCCTCGCGTAATATTTCAGAGCCATCTCTAAATGCATCCTCTGGATCTAGTCTAGAGGTAGGTACCTTAAGAGATCTATATAACTTTTTAATAAAGTACATTAAATCAGCAAGTTCACCTAAATTTTGTCCCCCTGCTAACTGCGATACGCTTGAACCTTCTGATCCTGATCTCTTAGGAAACCAGAATGCATCAAGCATTGATTGTGGATTAAACTTCTTAACGACATCAGCTTGATCTATATCAAATGTTTTAGACGACCAATAATTACTAATTAGTTTTTTAAGATAAGCTTCCGCTTTTGGTGCAGGCATATTACCCACATCCACGTTGAATACTAGGCGTTCAGGAGCTCTAACAAGTCTATAAATTACAATAGCATCTTCAATTAGAGAGAGCTGTCTATACGCGCGTCGAGCATTTTCCAAAAATGGTAATACCATGCTCTTATTTTCATTCATTACTCCAGAGTTAATATACACCACCTGGTTTTCATCAAGAGGTATAAACTCTATTTTCTCCTGCTTGTCTGGTTTAAGAGGATCGAATATAGGCTTTTTATATATAAAGCCTTTAACCATCATATTCTGTATATTGTTATATACTGGATCGATAAGCTCTGTTGGTAAATTTACAACACCTAGAACACCCTCATTAAGGTAGTCTTTATGTATTATGAGCTCAAAAAACAGCTCTCCTTCAATTAAAAATTGTCTAAAATATTGCCATCCTCTATTTTTAAAATCAAAGTAATTAGCAAACTTACTAAATTCCTCATCCAGCAACGTCTTATCTTTACCTGAAAGGTCAACGTTTTTATATTTTATAATAACTTCATTTCCATTTTCATCCGTGTTTATGGCTTCATCGCAAATTTCATCAAGTGCATCGGCTACGTCTGAGTAGGCTGCCATCACCCTATAATCCCTCATTCTAGCACCCTTATTTTCCTGTATGTTAGCATACATCACTTGACCAAACGAGGTATCCTTACCCATAGAGCCTATAGGCATATTGTTATATTCGTTTGATATCGAGATAGAGTGCTTAGCTAGCGCCTCTGAGCGACGCATACCGACGTTAGCGAAGGTCTTATATTTTGGATTTAATTCGTTATTTTCAGTGTCTACTATATTCGAATAAGGTAGCTTATTCTGTATATAAGACATTAAATTTCTACCGAAAGTGGATGATCTTCCATCGTTAGTAACGTAATTTTTGTTCTGGGTTGGAGTAGTATCAGCCATTTTTAATATATATATTTAATCAGGATTTAGTAAAAGTAAAGCTATTTATTGTATATGTACTTGCCCACCCTGCTCTGTTATTTATTATAATATTAAAATCTCCTTGTCCTCGCAAATAAGACAAATCGATAGACATCATATTATCATTTATGATATTATAATAAATAGGGCTTACTAATACTCCTGATACCGACCCGGTATATTTAGAGCTTATAGAAGTAAGTGTGGAAAAGAAATTATTAGATGAATTAGTGCTTAGTAAAACAGCATCTGTATATTGAAAATTCTTTCCTTGAAGTATAAAGTTATTATAGCTTGTAATGTTTCTATTTAAAGTAAAGTTAGATGCTATTTCAAGTAAGCTACCTGTTAGGTTATAATAAGCATTAGTTATATTGGGGGTACCGGAAATAGTAATAGTATTAGTTTCACTAGATAGAGAATTAAAATAACTCGAGTAATCTTGCTCTGTAGTTATAAAATTTCCTCTTATGCTATTAAAATTAGTATCGATAAAATAAATTTGAGACGCTATATCTGTTTTATTTTTAAACAACCACCCCTTTATAGTAAAAGAAGTATCAGCAACTACTCTAAATTTTTCTGAATAGCTAATATCAGTAGGTTCAGTTATTGAAATATTACCATTCCACAGAACTTCAGATCTTATCTCTACAGTCCTACCTGGTACTTTTGAGGGTTCATTCCACGAAATTATTATATATGGATTGTTGTATGGTACAAAATTAGATAGTATTTGATCCAAGTCTTGAAGATATCTAGTAAGGATACTCATGCTAACCTCTATATTGATAGGTACGGGGGTTAGACCCGTAGTTATTAAGTTGTTGTTTTTAGCTTCAAAGCTATCAAGCTTGTTAAACACTCTGGAAGTGTCTCTTGAAATTCCAGTTACATTTACAGCAACAACCGGAAGAGTAAGATTTTGAGCCTTATTAACTATATCATACATCACTCTCTGCTTTGGAGCAAGTATGTATCGTACCTCTACAGATTCTCTTACAACCCTATCCTTATCATACCTCTTTATAACTACATCATCGAAGGCTGCAATAAATTGCGTCAATAAATCTTTTATTTCGAAGTTATAACTATATTCCCTCACCTATATATTTAGTCTAAACGAATCTATCTATAAAATATTTTGGTATCTTATGCTTATTTTTAATAATAGTCTCAATAATAGCTGCATCTAGTATGTAAGTAACGCAATGATCTTTATGCGATCGTATACCTCGACCGCATGCTTGGATGAGCGAGCAAAGCATTTTGTTAGTATACCAGTTAAAGTCTAGTTTCATCATCTTCTCGATACGCACATCAGTCATCGGAAGGTAAGGAGCCTTTACTATAATTTGAAACCTAGCTAAGTCATCTCTAAGATCAACTCCATACGACATAGAGGGAGAGGCAAGTATGGTAGGTAAAGTTGAGTTGTAATGTTGATTTAGGATCTCTTCATTTCTAACGCCTGGTTCTCTATATAAAACTCTATTATCGTTTAGATTCTCTTTAATATAGTTCGTAATATTATTTGACTGTGTATGTATAATGCCTTTATCGTTAGTATGTATATTACAAATCTCTTTAATCTGTGAAACTATTTTAGGTAAATTTGATTTGAGGTTACTGTAATTTAATTTAATCTTTGTATTAGCGTAGATAGGAGCCATAGCTGGATCGAATGTAGATTCAGCTTCAATATATTTAAATTTTGTAATACCAAGAACCTTACAAAAGTTTGCCGGGTCAATAATTGTCGCGGACATTAGAACTACTCTATCTCCATATCTAAAAATATTATCTGATAGTTTATCTACTTTAAGAGGAATAAAATTAACTCCGTTTTGAACCTTCTCAATTATATACTCACTGTCATACCAGGTATCTAATAACGTTTTAATCTTAGACTGCATTCCGTGCAGATATACTAATTCATTTTTCTTTTCCTGTATGTAATTAGCGTCACTTTTAGTAATTCCGTTCTTTTTATTAATAATTTCTTTTACATCTTCTACGCAATCTTCTATGTTAGCACTCATTACACTCAACCATCTTCCCATCTTACCATACTCCGTATCAAGAGGTAGAGGGTTAATGACAATGTCAGACTTTTTAAGCATCGTAAAATTAATCTGACAAGTAAATTCCTTTACTAGTTGATCCTCTAGCTCTGAAGCCTCGTCACATATAATATACTGCTTATGCTTTGTATGCGAAGGTAAAGCAAAAAACATATTATAATTAAGTGCTGAAAAATTAGACACGATTGCCTTATTTCTAGCTTCGTAATAAGGACATGTCTTCTTAGTCCAACAAGTCTCCTTGATATTCTTTACATGAATACAAGGAGCGTGTTCAGCTGAATAATTTAAATCATACGAACATTGATAGTTTGATTTACCTTTTAAAATATCGATATCGTCAAACAGTCCTTTGTATTGATCTTGAAGCGTCTTTGTTATAGTCAGCGCAAAAGCACCGAAAGGTTTTTGTTCCAAAGCTTCATCCTCATACTGATATCCTCCAGTTTGATTTCTCTTAAATATCTGATACGTTTCTACCAAATCTCTATATTCTTTTGTAACACTTCTCGAGCTGTTACCAAGAGTCTTTGAAACGAACGACTTACCTGAACCAGTCGGAGCACAACACACTACAAACTTATAACCATCCTCAAAAGCCTGCTCGATGTTTTTAATTAATTTTACTTGCTGTGAGTTTGGATTAAAGCCATCAGGAAATTTTTGCAACAATCCAGATACCATATAGTTATTATAATGTAGTTCCTTTTAAGTCAAAGGAGTAATGGTAACTACATTATCGTAAATTCTATGGGAATTACTCTGTTTTAAGGTCTTTAAATTAATAACGGTAGCTTGATGATTGTTACACAAAGAGGTCAATTTATAATTGAGAGTACATACACCGTTTTCGTTAATTTGTATATTAAAGGGATA